GCAATTAGATGAGTTCAAAGCTTCTATGGGTGATCCATCTGAGGTTCCTGGACCTACTGGTTCAAAAGCCAAAGCACCTGGAAAATCTAAAAATGTTACAGATGATCCAGCAGATTCACCAACTGCGGTTAAACCAGAAAAAGGTCAAGAACCTAAAACTAAAATGGGTATGATCCAAGCAATGGTTGATCGTATGAATGGTATGAAGAAAGCCGATCTACATGCCTCATATGGTAAAATGCATGCTGCTATGATGCATAAAGAAGATTTGGATGCTGAAGATACAGTAGAAGAAAACGTAGAAGTAGTTAAAGCTGGCCATAAAATTACAGCAGATGATATTGATATTCAAGAAGATATCAAAGCTGTATTTTCTAATGACGAGGAGCTTTCAGAAGAATTTAAAGAAGCTGCTACCACAATTTTCGAAGCCGCTGTTGTATCAAAAGTAAATGAACAACTAGAAAAATATGTTGTTGACATTGAGTCAGAGCTTAACGAAGAAAAGACAAAACTTGAAGAAGAGATGTCTGCTAAACTAGACCAGTATTTAGACTACGTAGTAGAAAACTGGATGGAAGAAAATCGTTTAGCTGTTGAATCAGGTGTAAAATCAGAACTAGTAGATGATTTCATCACTGGACTAAAAGATCTATTTAATGAGCATTATATTGAAATTCCTGACGATAAAGTAGATGTCGTTGAAGAATTAGCTGCTCGTGCTGAAGATCTAGAAAATCGTCTAGATGAAGAAATTAAAAAGAATGCTGCTTTTAATGCTCAAATTTCAGAGCATGCAAGAGCCGACTTATTCGCAGAAGCTTGCGAATCCTTAACAGAGACTCAAAAAGAAAAGTTTAAGACTCTGTCTGAAGGTATTGAATTCGTTAATGAAGAAACATACGTTGAAAAACTAGAAACTCTGAAGAAAAGCTATTTTAGCGAATCAGTTGAGTCAACAGCATCAACAAGTGACTTTGATGACGCTGAGCCCCTTGAAGAGGAAGCTAAAGAGCCTCGAATTGAGCCAGAAATGTCCGCCTATGTCAATGCCATTTCAAGATCACTGAAAAAATAAAAATTATAAATAATATTAGATTTGGAAAACCTTAAAGGAGAAATCAAATGCAATATGTATCTGAAGAACTAATGCAGAAGTGGCAACCGGTTCTTGAGCATAACGATCTTCCAGAGATCAAAGACGCTCATCGTCGTTCAGTCACAGCTACATTGTTAGAAAACCAAACCCGTGCTTCAAGAGAAGCTGCACAGGGTTCAGGTGGCTACTCAATGCCATCGCTCTTGGGCGAGGCAGCACCTACAAACGCAATGGGTGCATCATCTTCTACAGCCGGAGACGGTAACGTAGATATTTTTGACCCAGTACTGATCTCACTAGTACGTAGATCAATGCCAAACCTTATCGCTTATGATATTGCTGGTGTTCAGCCTATGACTGGACCAACTGGTCTTATTTTTGCGATGCGTGCACGTTACTCAGGTCAAGCTGGTACCGAAGCAATGTACAACGAAGCAGACACAGACTTTTCTAAGTCAGCTGCTGGTAACACACTATCTGGTTTTGCTCTTGATGAGTCAACTGGTGACGGTGTAACAACTGGTCAGACAGGTTCTGATCCAACAGCTCGCGCATCTGCTAACGGCTACACAGTAGCACAAGGTATGTCAACAGCAACAGCAGAAGCCATGGGTGATGCAAGTAACAATGCATTCCAAGAGATGGCCTTCTCAATTGAGAAAGTATCTGTAACAGCTGTTTCACGTGCTCTAAAAGCTGAGTACACAATGGAACTTGCACAAGATCTTAGAGCAGTACACGGCCTTGATGCTGAAACTGAACTAGCAAATATCTTGTCAGCTGAAATTCTTGCTGAAATCAACAGAGAAGTAGTTAGAACTATTAACTATACTGCTACTGCTGGTGCACAAGATAACACAGCAACTGCTGGTACATTTAACCTTGACGTTGATTCAAACGGCCGTTGGTCAGTTGAAAGATTTAAAGGTATGATTTTCCAAATCGAGCGTGAAGCGAATCAAATCGCAAAAGACACTCGTAGAGGGAAAGGTAACATGCTAATTTGTTCTTCAGACGTTGCGTCTGCATTGCAAATGGCTGGTGTACTAGATTATACACCTGCTCTATCTGCTAGCTTGAATGTAGATGATACAGGTAACACATTTGCAGGTATCTTGAACGGTCGTATCAGAGTATACATCGATCCATACTTCTCAAGTGCATCTGGTAACCATTACATGACAGTAGGTTATAAAGGTTCTAGCGCATTCGATGCTGGTCTTTTCTACTGCCCATATGTACCACTACAGATGGTAAGAGCCGTTGGCGAAAATACTTTCCAACCAAAAATCGGGTTTAAAACTCGTTACGGTATGGTTGCTAACCCATTCGCTAAAGGTGCTTCTGCTGGCAACGGTTCTATCGCATTTGCTGATAAGAACGTATACTACAGATTGGTTTCAGTCGCAAACCTAATGTAATAACAATAAGAG